ACAGGATCTTCCAAGCCTATCTTGGCCACGGTGCTGACTTTGGCGATCCGTCCGTGCAGGCACATCGCTACAACCCTGGTGGGGCGGCGGGTGTAGGTGCGGCGGTTTCAGGCAGTGCTGAACACCGCGATGGCATTGCCAGCGGACGTTTGGTGATGAATGACGCAGGCACGGGCGTCAACGTAAGAGTGGATACGCCGACTCCCACGCCTACGCCAACGCCTACTCCGACGCCGACCACTACGGATGGCCGTGGCCCTGGAACTGCCAACTACTCGCCAGAAGACGCGGCTGTTCAGGACATGATCAATCGAGAACAGGGTGGTTGGCTGGCAAGCCTTAAGAAGTTTGCTGCGACCAAAGGCTTTGGCAATCCCGATCAGGCGGCACAGGAAGAACTAGACGGAATGGTTAGGGCGCTGATGATTAGTGCCAACCAAACACGGGCAGGAAATACGGGAAAAAGCCCCGCTGAACTTCTTGGTCAAGCCGAAGCACGGCTGACGGCGCGTGCGGGCAACAATCCTCGGCCAACAACCACGAACCCGGCGGCGACGACTAACCCGGCGGCGACGACTAATCCTACGACAACGAATCCCAACACGTCGAACAACGCTGTCACTGCTCCTGCGGCTAACACGATGGCGAACATCGTGAACACCCCGACAACGCCTTACAGCGCACGGGCGGCATTGCCTTCGGTGGTGACACCGTTTGCCACACAGACTGCGGCCTCAACGTCGATGCGGCCTGCGGCGATGGCGCAGCCCAGCACGGCCTTCCAGCCCCGCGCCTTCCAGCAAACGATGCAGGGCATCTTGCCACCAGCAGGCACTCCCTCCGCCCTCCCCGATGCCGGGGCCGAGAATGCGTGGAATCGCACCAACGCCCAGTATCGGCAGGCGGGCAATGCCTACATGGCCGCACAGGGCGATCAGATGGGTCAGCCCTACAACCCGGCTCCGTGGAGTGGGACGCGCATGGGTGCGCCCCGCACGGCACTGGGTCAGCCGGAGGCAATGGGTTCACCGAATGACGTGGCACTGGCATCTGAGGCGGATCGGCGTCGAGCCTACCGCTTTGGTCAACAGAACGCGCAGGCGAATCAGGCCAATACGGCACTGGGCCAAAACGACTTTAACAGCCAGATGAACAACTGGCTGAAGGCCTACAATGACTGGAACAATCGCGGCGTTGATCCGACAGGAGGCATGTGATGGCACGGTTTGAGCCAAACCCAAATATTCGTGGGCTAGCAGGCACCTTTGACTACGGTGCCCCGACCACTCCGGCGGTTCCGTCGTATGCCCAGCCGTCGTACACGCCGTCTGCCCCGTATCAGGCTCCGACGCCGTATGCGGCCAACACCTACACGTCGCCGTATTACCAGGCTCCTAATGCGTTTAGCCGCCCGGAGTATCAGCAGGCGACGCCGTTTGCCTCTCCGACGGCTGCGGACATGCAGCAAGACCCCAGCTACCAGTTCCGGCTCAATCAGGGCCAGCAGGCGCTGGAGCGGTCTGGCGCGGCACGGGGTGTGACCAACACGGGTGGCAACCTCAAGGACATTCTGGACTACGGCCAGAACGCCGCCAGCCAGGAATACGGCAACATCTACAACCGTAATCTGACGAACTACAACACGAACGAGCAGAACCGGTACAACACCTACGCCATGAACTACGGCAATGCCGCCAACGCCTATAACACGAACGAGGCGAACCGCGCCAATGCGTTTGGCACCAATGCCGGGAACGCCTTTCAGGCGTACAGTGCGAACGAGTTGGGCCGGGCGAATGCCTACGGCACCAATGAGACGGCACGGCAGAACGCCTACAACACCAATGAGGCGAATGCCCAGAACGCCTACGCCACGAACGCGAATGCGAACCAGATGCAGTATCAGACCAACGCCAACGCCGCCCAGCAGGACTACAACAACCAGTTCAACAGCTGGGTGCAGTCCTACAACCAGTGGCGTCAGACGGGCGCTGACCGCTTTAACGAGCAGTATGCCGTGGCGACAGCCTAATGCCGCCCTTTAAGTACGAGGCGTTCGTCAATCCCTACATTGGCTCCATCAGCGAACTGATGGGCAAAGGGGATGAGGCGAAGGCGCAGGCGTTGCTCCGCATTGGCGAGATTCAAGCGCGTGCAGCAGAGCAGCGTGGGCAGGCATGGGGCAACGCTATTCAGGGTCTTGGGAACATTGCGTCGAAGGCCATCACGGATTACAACGATCCGAAGTTGAAAATGGAAAAGATGGCACTGGCGCAAGCTGAAGAGGACGAAAGGAATAATGTTCTCTTGGGCAACCGAATGAAGCTCAGACAGCCATCAACTTCAACAAGAGTTGTGGATGGCACTCCTGTTATTGCCAGCGTAGACCCTAGGGACATGGTGTCGCGTCAAACATCGGCTCAAACACCGGAACTGTCTTCGCGTGTGCCATCTACATCATTCGGGAAACCTTTTGATGTGTCGAATGGCGGAATGGCACAGGTCGGCACAACATCTCCATCGCTCGTGTCTACGACCACGTCAAAGGGCCTATACGAGGACGAGAATGGGTTGTTTAACTATGGGAAAGCCTATCAAGACCTGATTAACGGTGGAGCATCGCCAGCGTCAGCTACTCGGGTATTGGAGAGTGGGCAAAAGACGAATACGGCACTCTCCGCGTATGCCGCTCAAACAAAGGCATTTGCCACTGCCAGAACAGACATGTTTGGGAATGCGGCTAACACGATCTTGAAGGCGCTTGAGGCGAGTCCCACCTTGACGGTGCAAGCCGGGATTCAGCAAATGCTTCCCATGTTGCGTAGGCAACTTCCAGAAGCGGAATATGCGTCATTGCAGCAACAGGTACTGGGTATGTCTGAAGCTGAGGCACGACAGGCACTTACGGGCCTTGTTGATGCTATGGATGCACAGCATGAAACAAAAGTCCTTGGACGGGATCAAATTCTTGCTACTCAATCTGGGAGAATTTTTGCCGAAGGCCTTCGCACCCCGCCAACTGACCCTTCTGCCGCAAGCAAGACGCTTGCTAGAGCGGAAGCAGATTATGCTGAAGGTATTAGAAACGGGTCAATCCCTCCTGGCACAACCTTTACTGAGTGGTTTAAAAAGACTACTCCGGCAGTCCCAACGTCAATCCAAGAATACAATTTTGCCGTATCGCAAGGTTACAAGGGCACGTATGACGAGTATCAAACGATGGTTGCAAATCGTCGTCGTCCTCTTACCGTTAACAACGCGCCTACTGACGACGCCATGATTGCTGAAGCGGCACGGAACATTGTGGCTAATCCACGCGATATGACTTCACCAAAGACCATATCAAGTTTGCGTGGCGATCAACGCATGAGGCTGTTTAATGAGATCAAGCGTATCAGTCCAGATTTCAATGTGGGAAACATTGAAAGACAGATTAAGTTTTTGGACACATACGAAAATCCTGCTGGCCGAGCCGCGATAAACAGGTCCAGCATGAATAACATTTTGATGCACGCCGCTGATTTAAGTGTGGTGAATGAAACATATCGGCGCTCAAATCTTCGTTTAGTCAATACTGCTATTTCAGAAATAGCAAAACAGGGTGGCACGACGTGGAGCCAGTTTATGACGCCTCTTCAAGTATTGAAGGACGAGATTGCGTTGTATTTTGCTGGAGGGTATGCGCCTAAAGGCCAGCAACAGGCTGCATGGGAACAAATTGTCAATGACAAAGCGACTCCTTCTCAGGTAGAACAGTTTGCCAAAGACATCATTCATGTGGGCTTAAGACGAGCAGATACTGCGAATGAACAGTTCAAAACCATGATGGGTTATGACGATCCTAACTTGATTACACCTGAAGCCGTGCGGGCGGCACAGAGGTTGGGACTTAGAGACGAAGTCAAAAAATACGGAAGCGGTGGGCAGATTGGGGCACGGGGCGAAACAAAAGAACAAAGAGCGACACGTATGTATAACAGTCTAACTGGTGGCAACTGATGCCTGAAGACTTAAAGTCAATTATTCAGCGCGGTATTGATCAGGGCCTAAGTGATGATGACATCAAGCTGGTAGCGCAAGAATATCAACGACGTAACCCCTCTCCTGTTGTGCCAGGCAAAGCGTTTGCCCCGGTGCTTACGCCAGAGCAGCGACGGCGCGGATACATGTCTGGGCCTGAAGACTTCATGGCTTCAGAAGATAGAAATATCTTCAACCAAGATGTCAGCACATCAATTGCTGAAGGGGTAGGAGGGTTGTACTCTGGCGCACGTAATCTTTTTACTGGCGGGTACCACGCTGTTGTAGACCCATTAAAAAAAGGCTATGAAGAGGACGGAGCTATTGGCACGTTAGGGGCACTTTTAAAAACTCCCTATGACCTTGTTGCATCGGCAACAGACGCCCGTCGTGCCTTGCTAGAGAAAGCGAAGACCGCAGAGTCTTTGTCTGAGAAAATTGGCTACAACATCGCTGGAAGAATTCCATTTCTTGGTCCTGCGATAGGGGCAGCGGCTGATCAAATTGGTTCTGGTCGCCCTGAGACGATGGGCGAGGGTGTTTTCAATACGCTTGTAATCTTGCAATCAAGTCCAAGTTTCCGTGCGATGACTGCTGCCGGAAAAGCCAAAGCGATTGCTGCGGTAAAAAGTGGTGCGTCAAAGATTCCAGCTCCGGCCATCGTGAAAACCACGCTTCGTAGCATGATAGAGGATCCAGGTCTTGCGCTTACCGGAGCTGTTGCTGGCTACCAAGAAGGCGGCAAGGTTGGAGCGGTAGCCGGTGCGCTAGGCGTTCCGTCTGTGGTGAGCAAAGGTGTTCGTATGTATCGCGAAGGTCTTGCGACACGAGAACGGATGCAAGAACGACGCATTACAGCCAAGCGAGAAGACGTAGCAAATAAGTTGGAGTCTGATGCCAAACTGTTGACCGAAGAACGTGCCCAAACAGAGAAGACTATTACAGCAAAACAGCAGGCTGATTTGTTTAAGCTTGACGAGCAGCATAAGCACCGTCTTGAGCGAGACGTATTGCAGGCTGGTACAGGTGCTGATAAAGCTGCCGTGAGACGGTCGCAAAAAGTTGGAGACCTATTAGAGTCTCGCGAGTTTGCCGCAAAGCTTGCCGCAGAAAAAGCCGCAGAAAAAGTTTTAGAGTCTCAACTCCAAGACGCGCTTCGTGCGTCTAGAGAAGGCAAGACAGAGCTAATCCGAAAAGAAAACTTTGCTAGGGCCAATGATATTCGGGCGACTCAACAAAATCTTACGTTAGAGAGAGAAACGCGCACTCGGAGCAATGCGTTGAGCGATGCCGCAGCAAGAAATGCGCGTAAGACTGAGATAACAGCGGCGCATACGGCGGCACAGTTGAAGCAGACACATTTGTCAAATGTTGAGTCCATGCTCAAGGCCCAGACGCCTGATGCGCTGAATGCAGCACGGCAAGTGGCAGACTATCATCTTGAGTTGGCTGACAGTCTGGACCTTGATGTCCGCGCCGCACTGCAAGGCAAGATTGACCAAATCTTTGAGACGCAGTCTGTGACGATGGCTGAACGGCTTGCTGAACAAAATGCGCAGATGCAGGGATTGGAACCAGGTGGTATTCGTGCAACGCGCTCGTCATCGACGCAGGATGCCAGTGGTAATCGTCAACGTGTGACGGAGGCGTTTAGGGAGCCTGCGCCTGCTGACGAACTGGTGCCTCAGCAGGATTTGCCAGCATCAAGCCCTACGGCTAAACCGAAAAATTCTACGCTGATGCCGAATACGTCTGGCAAAGTGACGTCTGACAACGTGCTTGAAAAGCTGAAAGAACAGGCTGACGCTGAACAGCCATTCTGGGAAAACAACGAGTTGCGTGACCTTGCGTCAGAATATGAACAGTTGTCTCGCCAGGGCATTATGAGTTTGGAAGAAACATCAAGATTCAATTTTCTTGGACAACGATTGGCTACGTCCGCCAGAGAAATGGGTCTTGCCAAAGCGGCTGCTGGGAGTGAAGTGAATATGGGCACAAACCTAAAAACAGGGGCAAGAGCCTATGACGCCAACCGTGTAAAAGGCCGGAGACGATAAATGGCAGGCACACTCACTCCGACGCCCTTTCAGACCGTCCTCGACGACACCGGGGTTGCGTCTCCCGGTGCGCTGATCTACACCTACACCGCCGGGACAACCACGGCTGCGGCGACGTACACCACCTCAGCCCTTTCTGTGGCGAACGCCAACCCGATTGTTGCGGACAGTGCAGGGCGGTATGTGGCCTACCTCGCGGCGGGCGCGAACATGAAGTTCGTGTACAAGACCAGCGCCGGAGCCACGATTCGGACGCAGGACAACGTGCTGTCTGTGCCCGGATCAGCCGTGAACTTGGACATCCAAGGCACGGTCGGCGTAGCCGTTGCGGCAGGACAGGTGTGCTACCTCTCCTCGGGGCTAGAATCGCCGGCCCTGACACCGGGCCTGTGGTATCTGACCGATGCGGACTTCGCGGTCAGCAGCACCACCTGTCAGTCGATTGGCATGGCGGTGTCGGCCATCCCCATCAACACGGCGGGGACGATTCGGTTGGCGGGGTTGGCCACAACGGCCAGTGCAGTGGTGGTGGGCAGCACCTACTACGTGTCGGCCACGGCGGGAGAGATTACGACCTCCGCTCCGGCGCTGGCGCGGGTGGTGGGTGTAGCTGATACCACCTCGACGCTGATCCTGGCTGCAACGTCGGCTATTGCAGCCACGCTGCCCAACCCTATCGCGCAGGATCTGCTGTTTGTCGATGCCACCTACGACATTGGCAAATCTGGGGCGAGTCGGCCCCGCGACCTGTTCCAGTCGAGGAACGCTACGATTGGCGGCACGCTGGGAGTCACTGGTGCCACGACGCTGTCTACCACCCTGGGTGTCACTGGTGCCACCACGCTGTCCTCGACCGTTGCCACGGGCGCACTGACCGTCACTGGGGCCGCAACTGTCTCGACGACGTTAGCGGTGACAGGCGCAACGACCCTCACAGGCGGGCTGAACACCCCGCTCGTGGTTGCACAGGGCGGTTCAGGACGCGCTACGGCCACGACGGCTTACGCGGTGCTGGCGTCTGGCACCACAGCGACGGGAGTGCAGCAGTCGATTGCGCCGTCCACGGCTGGCTTTGTGCTGACAGATAACGGCACTGGTGTACTGCCGTCGTTTCAAGCGACTGCGGCACCGCCGTTGGGCATTGCGGAAGGTCGGCTGACGCTGACCAGTGGAACGCCTGTCACGACAGCAGATGTGTCGGCGGCAGTGACGGCGTACTACACGCCGTACATTGGCAACTCGATTGCGCTGTTTGACGGGTCTTCGACGTGGACGAAATACACATTCACGGAAATCACGATCAGCCTTGTCGGGCTAACCGCCTCGAGGCCCTACGACGTTTTTGCCTACAACAGCAGCGGCACTGTCACGATTGAGACGCTGGTGTGGACAAACGCCACAACACGTGCGACGGCGTTGGCGTATCAGAACGGTGTGCTGGTCAAGTCGGGTGCGACGACGCGCCGGTATCTCGGCACGATCTACATCAACAGCACAGGTGGGCAAACGGACGATACCGTACGGCAACGGTTTGTCTGGAATTATTACAATCGGGTAGACCGTCAGTGGAATCGTCAAGAGACAAGCACGACATGGGTGTATACGCTGGCTACAGTGCGCCAAGCAAACGGGTCTGCTACCAATCAGGTTGAGATGGTCTGTGGAGTGTTAGAAGACACGGTAGACGTGATGTGCATCGGCAGTTCCTATAACACGGGTCCGAATGTCAAACGATGGGTGGGCATCGGTGAAGATGTAACGACTGCTGGGGCTGCTACTGGTCAAGTATCCGGTGCGGGTTCAGGCGGGACAGAAAAACTGGAGTCCGTAGCGCGGCTGGTTAAGATTCCCTCAAGCGTTGGGTTTCATTATTACGCATGGTTGGAGTGGTCTACCGCGAGTGGAGCAACAACGTGGTTGGGAAACGACACCGGAGACACTTGCGGTAGGCTTGGAATGGTAGGCAGGGTGAGGGGATAATGGCTCACGAAGAAACGGCATTCTCATCGATTACCGCTCAACAACTCAACAGGCAGATTGTTGCGGCAGGTATTCCTATTGTTGGAGTGACGATAGGTATCGAATCAGACAAGTCCACATGGTACGCGCAGTTTCTCGACACCGCCACGCCAGCGCAAAAAGCTGAGGCGCAAGCGATCATCGACGCCTACGACATTGCTGCCGAGGATCTGAAGTGGCAGTGGTACCTCGTTCGCACCCAGCGAGACAAGTTGCTCTACTCCTGCGACTGGACGCAGGTGGCTGATGCCTCCGTGTCCGCTGAGAATGTGGCTGCATGGGTCACGTATCGTCAGGCGCTGAGAGCGGTGCCGCAGACGCAGACTGACCCCTACGCGATTGTGTGGCCGACACCCCCGTTTGTCCTTGATCCGATGCCGCTGTGATGGACCCGCAACAGCAGCTTCTCGATGAGAGACACACGGCGCTGATGGCCGCGATTGTTTCCGTGCATGAACGGCTCGACATGCTCAATGGCCGGACACGGGCCAGTGAGCAACACATCGCCGTGCTGGATGACCGTTCAGGGCGCAGCAACGCCATCTCGATTAGCGCCCTGTCCGCCGTGATTGTTGCGGCCATCTACTGGGTCATGCGTCGGTGACGATCTACATGGTGCGGGATGACTGCACCGACTCCCGCACCTTGGGCACGATGACGTTTGACGACGGCTACGTCTGCCAGACGCTGGAAGATCCCGTGCGGCCTGACGGCGTCAAGTTGCTGGGAGATACGGCCATTCCGTCTGGGACGTATCGCGTCACGATTAGCCGCAGCCAGCGGTTCCAGCGAATGCTCCCCATCCTGCATTCCGTGCCCATGTTTGAAGGGATTAGGATTCACCCCGGCAACACTACGGCTGATACCACCGGCTGTATCTTGGTGGGAACGCAGCGTGGAGTGTTCTCTACAGAACCAAGCGCGGAGATGCAGATCCTGCATTCGCGGGACGCAATGACGGAAGTGCAGAAGCGCATCTCGGCCTGCGTCGCGGCAGGCGATCTGGTCTGGCTGGACATCGTGACGCCCAGGGTCACAACATCGGAAACATTCTCCGCAGCGTCAATGGCAGACGCAACAGGATTTCCATGATCAAGCGCGTGTGGCTGCTCAGTGTGATGGTGTTGATGGCGTGTGTGGCGTCGGCCCAGTCGCCCATTCCCCTGCCAGCGGGCATCACAGCCTGCACGGGAGATTTCGCCCTGTGTGCAGCCAGCAACTGCACCCCGGTGCTGAACCCTGACGGCACGCCCAAGATGATCCGGGCGCGGGTGGAGGGTGGCGGGTTTGCGTCGTACCCGGAGATGTCCTGCATGTGCCCGATTCTGAAGGGTGCGGCGATTGCGGACGTGACGGGCGGCAACATGCGTGGCTCCTGTGCGGCCCCAAGTAAGAACGGCGTGTGGAGCCTCTACAGCTTCCGCCAGCACATCCCGCAGGCCATCAACGGCTGGGCCACATCCCCGCTGTCGAAGACCACCGTGACGGGTCAAGTCTGTGCGGGAGCGCCGGGTATCGTTGCCCCCGTCGTCAACTGCTTTTCGTTTGCCTGTTCACCCGCCAAGTCGATTAACGGTGTCAAGCTGGCAGACTGTCGCTGCCCCTTGGGTGAGACACTCAACGGTGGACCAGTAGCCGTCGGTCAAGGATTCATCACGGACGCGGGGCAGGGTAATCCCGCGAACTGCAATCTCGCGGTCGGCGGGCCAATTCCGGCTCAGTAGGACACGGACATGAAGAAGGCGTTTCTCTCCAAGACGATGTGGTTCAACGCGGCAGCAGTGCTGCTTTCCGTCGCCAACAGCTACGGGAAGGTGCTGCCGGATGTCGATCAGAACGTCCAGGTCGGAGCCATTGCGGGCGTTAATTTGCTGCTCCGGTTGGTGACAAGCCAGCCGCTCGACCTGCCGGCTGTCCTATCAGACCTGCTGCGTCGGCGCTGATACACTGTCCGTCTTCATTCGCTGCGGGGTGGGGACACTCGTCATACCCCACTCAATTCCGAGAGCTGGCGAGTGGCCCCGTGGTGGATGAAGACTACTCGCAGCTATAGACCTCGGTCTGCCGTGCCAGACCGTGCGGGAAAGCCAGCGGGCCGGTGGTGAACGACCGTTCCTCGTAGACGATGCGGTTCGTGGGCTGGATGGTCAGCCGCCCGTTCTCGAGATGTAGGAAATGGAATTCCTTGGCTTGCTCCGGTACAGCGGAGAACCCATCGCCGATAGGCGCCACAGAGAACAGGTGCTGCCCCGGCAACTCCTGCGCTCCCGCCTTGGCGAGGCACCGTAGCCCCGCCAGATACGGATACTCCAACGTCGAGAAGTCCGTCCCATAGCAGTCCCACGTCTGCGCTGATGACACAATCCACGGGTCTTCAGGATGCGTCGAAAATGCCAGCGCATGGGGTGGCAGACTCCGGTAGACTGCCCCACTCTCCAGCATCACCGTGCAGCCAAACACGCGGCCCGGTGTGCTGGTCAACCCAAACCACACAGCAGGTTGGTAGCGCGGTCCTTGGACTGTGCGATGTGTAAACGTCGCGTCTACGTAGACGTAATGGTGCCGAGGTAACGGACCGACTAGGGAGTGGATCATCTGTTTCCTGCGAGTGTCCCAGATCCTTCACAGTTCGTGCAGCCCGTGCCGTGGCAGCGTGGGCATGTCATGCACCATCGTCCTCTGGCAATACAATGGGTTGCGATCGTCCCTGCCAGCCGTCATCGTTCTGCGGGAGGCGCTGCTCGTAGGTATAGCTGCAATACAGACAGGAGTGGGCGCGGGACTCGCTGCTCTCGACGGCGGTGTGGCCTTTCACGGCCAGGATGCGGTGCGCCACGACCCACAGGTCCGAGTCGCAATTCGGGCAGTGCAGCACCATCACGTCAGGGATTACTGTCTCAGCCATTCTGTCCCTCTCCATCCAGTTCGCGCTGAAGCAGCGCCAACGCTCTCCACGCCACCTTGGCACTGTGCCGCACCCCGTCTGTGTCCAGTGTCCCGGCTTTCAGCAGATGCCGCACCAGCGCGTCGGCCTCGTCGGACGACAGGCTCTTGTCCCAATGCACCGGCTGGCCGGGGTTGTGCTGGTCGTTGCCTACCTGGGAGCAATGTGCGACCGCCATCAGCGCGTCGGGGAAATACCGCAGCACGCCCGTGTAGATGGGCCGCGCCTTACGCCACGCCGAATGAGCCGTGAACGCCTCCGGCGCTTTCACCATGTCATCGTGATCCATTTACGTCTCCTTGCTGGTCCCACCACGTCACCGCTAAAGCCAATGCGGCCCAGCAATGCCCTGACACGCCGTAGAGCGGCCCCGGTTCTGCCTTCGTGCCCTTCGCGGCCTTGGCCCCGCCGAAGCGGTCGAGCAGCGCCACGCGGATGTTTGCGTCCTTCGCACGGGCTGACCCGCACAGGTGAAGCTTGATGGCCTTGCGATAGATGCGGCTGACGTAACTCTCCTCGTGGGCGTCGGGGATGTTCACGGCGTATGTGCGTACCGCATATTCATACAGCCGCCCTGTCACAAAGACGGTTTCAAACGTCTCTACCCCTACAGCCATACCGTAGCTTTCGACACCCTCAAACACCACATAGGTTTGGCCGTCATACCATTTCCAGATGACGTCTCGGATGGAGTCCGTAGTGGCCCACCCGCACGCCAGCACCCGCGTTCCGTCAAACACGACGTAGCCGCTGCGCTCAGGGCCGGGGTCGATGGCGATGATGTACATGTTGTTTTCCCTCCGTCAGACCAATCCCTTGCCTCGTTCCTCGCCTTGCCGGGCCTTGTTCCTTGCCGTGCCTTGCCCCGCCACGCCGGGCCACGCCGTGCCGTGTTCCTCGCCCGACCTGACCAAGCCGAGCCACGCCACGCCTCGTTCCTAGCCTAGCCTCGCCTCGCCTTGCCTAGCCAAGCCACGCCACGCCCTGCCGGACCTCGTTCCTTGCCTCACCTTGCCCGGCCGTGCCGTGCCGTGCCACGCCCTGCCCCGCTCCTTGCCTTGCCCTGCCGGGCCGTGCCTCGCCGCGCCACGCCACGCCCTGCCTGGCCCGGTTCCTCGCCCGGCCCGGCCCTGCCCCGCCTCGCCCTGCCTGGCCGTGCCCGGCCATGCTCCTCGCGTCAGGACGGGGTGGGTGTCCCCACGGCCAGCGGCAACACCGGATGCGTCGTCCGCGCTTGCAGCCGGGCCGACTGAATCACCGTTGTCGCCACCCGCTGCACATGCTCCGCTTGCTGCCGCTCTTCCGCCGACAGCCGCGTCCAGTCCGTGCTGGTCGCAACCGCATGGGCACGGCGAAAACTTCGCACCCCCATCCGTAGCTTCGTCGCACTCAAGTCCACCCGTTCGCCGGGGGCGAGGGCGACATACGCCCCCTCCCCTGCCCGCAGATAGATGTTGTGTTCGCGCACCAGCCGATTCCGCCACGCCGATGTCACCGTGCGAAACCGCGACACAGACGGATCGACATGAATCACCTCAGAGACGGCCCCATACGGCATCTGCACCCCTTCCGCAGGCACACCGAACGCCGCGAACAGCCGATGGACATCCGCGTCGGTCGGCACACCGGGCGCGAACAGCTTGGACTTCGTCATCGCTGCACCTGCACCGTGGCGCGGAACCGCCCCCACGGGCCGGGCTTGCTCGGGCTGGATGGGCGCCAGTCCCCCAACCCGCAATAGGTTCCGGCCATCTCCAGAATCAGCGCGAGAATCTCACCCGTGATGGTTTCGTCCACGACGGTGATGCTGCCGCTGACGCTCCAGGCATTGAACCGGGGACGGACGCGGACATGCTTGGACATCCCGACCTTTGCGGCCTTGGCAAACAGTTCAAAGCCCAGCCCTTCCACCGTGGACTCATGCACGGCGTAGTCTTTCTCGTCGATCAACGCCGACAGTGCGGGCCATGACACCTGTGTCCCGTCAGCGGTGAGCAACGGCCAGAGCATCTGATCGACGATCAGGCCCGACTGGGACTGGCGTTTATACGTGGCGCCTTTTTTGCCGGTGGGCACACGCGCCCCGCCCTCGCGCAGCAGGGTCATCAGGTTGTCGGCGGGCATACCGAGGCGCACCCCGTCGTGATAGCAGTAGCCCAGCCACTTCCACGCGGGCGTGCGGTCATCACCCGCCTTGCTCAGGCGCTTGTTCTCGGGGTTGGCCAGCCAGCGGTCCAGTTCCGACCGCCATTTCAGGTCGTCCGCGTGCATCAGCAGCGGGGATTCGCCGGTCAGGGTCACGTTGTATTTCGTCAGTAAACTCACAGATTCTCCTTTGTGGGTGGTGGTAGAACACTCGTCATCTGTCTCCGGTTTTTCGCCGCCAGACCTTCTTCGGTTCCGTCAGGGCTTTGGCTGGTCCGACGCCAAACAACCCGACCTCAATGGCACATCCTCGACACAGCGGCATGTCTTTGCATCTCGCGCACAGCCACGCCCCTGCGTCCGCTGCCCGGCAATGGGCACAGGTCATCGCCGTCCCCCGTATCGCTTCGTCTCCGCAGGTTCTTGGGCGTATTTCCGCTGACGGTTCCGCGCTGCCACCAAGACCGGATTCGTATCCCAACACGCGCATTTCCGGGCAAATTCGTGTCCCCCGTGCGTGATGTAGCGCCCACAATCCGCCGCCACCTGCACCCAGGCATGGGCGGACCGGCCTGACCCGCACCAGACCGACTGCCAGCCGGAATCGGAGCAGGTCTCGCAGGAATACGTCCACGCGTGCGTAGCGGCTGGTAGGACGGTTCCATCCGGCAAGACGCCGAGGGGGATGGGCGCGTCCAACAAAACCTCGCCACGGTCATGCGAAGGGCCTTCTCGGGGTATCACACGCTCGGCGTCGGCGT